GCCGCGCGGGACCTGGAGTGGGACGGCGCCGGCGCGGCCCGGCGCGTGTTCGACGCGTACACCGACGACGACGGCAACGTCGACACGGAGGCCGTGGGGCGCGCGTTCCTGTACCGCGACCCCGACGCCGACCCGACGACGCAGGGCGCCTACAAGCTCGGGTTTGCCGACATCGTCGACGGCGAACTGCGGATCGTGCCCCGGGGCGTCGCGGCCACCGCCGGCGGGCGCGGGGTGCGCGCTGCGGACGTGCCGGCGGACGAAGTCGGGCGGATCGAGTCGCGGATTTGCTCGCTGTACGACGAGATCCGCGACATGGACGAGACGTGGCCGGCGTGCCCGTTCGGTGAGAACTCCGACGACGACAGCGAGGACGACTGATGGACGTTCAGGACGCTCTGGCCCGGGTGAAGGCGTCGCGCCTGGGGATGCGGCTGCGCGAGCTGCGCGTCACCGCGCAGGACTGCGAGACGTGCCCCACGACGCTCACGGCGCCCGACGGCGTCGTCGTCCCCGACGTGCCGATCGCCGCTGCGGCCACCACCGTGGCGCAGGCCGTCGTGTACCCGTCGGACCACTTCACGCGGTGGGACACCCGGACGAAGGACATGATGCCGCTGACGTTCCACCCCGACGGGCGGATCACCGGGCACATCGCCGGCAATGGGTGCTTCCGCAACGGCGACATGACGCGGTGTATCCGGTATCAGCCGGACTCGGACCCGAAGCTGACGAACTTCCACGCGTGGACGACGACGCTGGACAACGGGCGCGTGATCCGCACCGGTGTGCTCACGGCCGGCAGCAAGCATGCCGATCTGTACGCCGGCATGACGGCGTCCGACGTGCGCCGCATCCATGAGGACACGTCAACCGTGGTGGCCCGGGTGCGTGCGTGGGAGGACGAGAACGGGCGCCTGGCCGTCGCCGGCAGCGTCGTGCCGACGATCGACCCCGGGTTCCTCTCGCAGGCCGCAGGTGCGCCGGTGAGCATCGAGCAGATCCCCACATTCGAGACGAACGGCCGGAACACGCTGGTGGCCGCTCACATGGTGGTGTCGCCGGCCTGGCCCGTGACGAGCGTGAGCGCGTGAGGATCGCCGTATTCGTCCAGGGGTTCGCGTACGGGCGCGGGCGGGCCACCACCGCCGTCGAGCTGGTGGTACCGCTCGCGCACGCCGGCCATGACGTCGACGTGTTCGTGCCGTCGCCCCGGTTCGTGCTGCCGCTCGACGAGCCCGTCAACATCATGCCGCTGGGGCAGTACCGGTCGAGCACCCGGTACGACGCGGTCCTGTACAACTCCGGGCTGCCGTCGGGGACGCTGGGCCTGATCTCGCGCGCGAAGGCCCGGAAGTTGATGTTTCAACATTCGTACCAGACGAACGACGCCGGCCTGCGCCTGGCCGACGTCGTCTGGTACCCGTCGCGGGCCTGCGCCGGCGTCGACCGGGGCGCCCGGTACCGCAAGATCGTCACCCCGCCGCCCATCAACCCGGACCGCTACCGCACGAAGCCGGGCCGCATGGTCGGCCTGTCGCTGTCGTCGCCGTGGAAGGGTGGCGCCGTCGTCGCGGCCGTCGCCCGCTCGCTGCCGCAGCACAGGTTCCTGGTGGTGAAGGACGGGCGCGGCAACGGCGTGTCCCTGTTCCGGGGCCTGCGCAACGTCGAGCTGGTCGATTTCATGGACCCCCGCGAGTTCTACGCCCAGTGCCGCGTGCAGGTGTTCCCGTCCAAGTCGGAGAGCTACGGGCGCGTGGGGGTCGAGGGCGCCGTATCCGGCATCCCGCTGATCGCGTCGACGGACCGGGGCATCCGGGAGGCCATGGGCGGGCACGGCGTCTACGTGCCGCGCACCGACCTGAACGCGTGGACGCGGACGGTGAATCACCTGATGACGGACACGAAGGCGTGGAAGGCCGCGAGCGCCGATGTCCGCAAACGCGCCGAGACGATCGACTACGTGGGCGACCAGCTCGCGTTCGTCGAGCATGTGGAAGCGCTGATGCTCTGACGGGGGTCCGGCACCAGACGCGCGTACGGACGAAGATGCCCGGTGCCGGACAACCCGCAGCCTAAGCGCTACCATGCGATCAGGCGACTGTCTGTCAGGCAGGCCACGTGACCATTCCGTGCCCTGTCGAAAGGAACAGACATGGCTAAGCCGGACCCCCTGAAGATCCTGGCGGCGCTCGACGGCGACGACAAGCCGTCGACCCCGGACCTGCGGGCTGCACACGACGAGCTGAAGGACGCGCTGAACGCTGCCACGAAGGCGGAGACGCCGGATCTGGAGCTGGCGAAGGAGCTGCACGCCGGCGTCACCGCGCTCGACAAGGAGATCAAGGCCCGCGAGGCGGACGAGGCGAAGGCCCGCGAAGAGCTGAAGGCCCTGCGCACCGGCCTGTTCGACGACGACGACGCGAAGGCCGCAGCGGACGCGAAGGCGGCGGAGGACGCGAAGGCCGCAGCGGACGCCAAGGGTGGCGACCCGAAGCCGGCCGGCGACCCGAAGCCGGCAGAGCAGGTCGCAGAGCCCGTCGCGGCGTCGACGGGTGCATCGGTCGTGGCCCGCCTGAAGGCCCTGGCGGACCTGCGCGCCCCGGAGGCCCCGACCCCGCAGGCGAAGCGCTCGACGCGGCACAAGGGCGTCGGTGTGGCGTCGAACTACGAGCTGGACCGGGGCGACTTCCACGAGCTGGGTGGGCTGTTCTCCACCCACGCGAAGCAGGTCATGAACCCCGGCGTCGCCGGCCACATGTTCCGGCTGACCCGCGAGTTCGACGAGTCGCGCCAGCTCGGGTTCAACGTCGACCTGAACAACCAGCGCATGCAGGCGTGGTTCGGTGCCGGCCAGGGCCAGCAGACGCCGCTGGCCGCTGCGTGTGGCATCTGTGGCCCCGGCGACGTCGACCACACCCACCCCGTGTGCAGCGAAGAGGGTCGGCCGATCCGTGACGCGCTGCCGCAGTTCCAGGCGACGCGCGGCAAGATCACCTTTGCCCCTGCCATGAGCATCGGTGACCTGTCGCAGAACGTGTCCATCTGGACGCTGGAAGACGACATGGCGGCGTGCGCCGCCGACTCGCCGGAGTCGCCCGGGGTCACCCCGACGAAGCCGTGCCCGCCGATCCTGTGCCCCGAAGAGCTGACCTGCGCCACCGACGCCGTCGTGCGCTGTGTCACCGTCGGCAACTTCCAGGCGCAGTTCTCCCCGGAGTTCTGGGCGAGCACGCTCGCGCTGCTCATGGCGGAGTTCGACCGCGTCGCAGAGCAGAAGATCATCGAGGAGATCCACGCCGCGTCGGTGAACCTGGGCGTGATCGACGGGTGCAACACGCTCGCGTCGTTCCTCACGGGCATCAACTCGATCGTCGCGGCCGACCGCTCCGCGCAGCGCAACATGACCCGCCGGTACCGGGTCATCGCGGACGCGTACATCCGCGACTACCTGCGCAACCAGGTGATCGTGAACCTGGGCGTCGCGAACAACGTCGGGTCGCTTCAGCTCGCGGACGCCACGATCAACGCGTGGCTGAACGACGTGGGCGTCACCCCGGTGTGGACGTTCGACGGCACGTTCGACGGCGAGACGCACCGCATCCTGCTGCCGGGCGAGGTTCCGACGGACGCCGGCGTGTACATCCAGCCGGAGGACTCGTTCGTGTTCCTGGACGGCGGCACGCTCGACCTGGGCACCGACATCCACGACAGCATGCTGAACGCCACGAACGACCGGCAGGCGTTCGCGGAGTCGTTCGAAAAGACGTGCTTCCGTGGGTGCTCCGCGTACTACTTCGAGATCCCGGTTGCGTCCGGGTGCGGCTGCGGCAACGTGCAGTGCACCAGCGACTCGCCGGCGCTCGACCTGGTCGCCTGATCTCTCACCCCCTACCGCTTGGAAGGGTGGTGAGCAATGCCTATCCCCATCCCGGTCGAGCTTGACCGGTGCGGGCCTGCGGCAGCGGGTGGGTTCCTCTCGGGGTCCTGCCCGCTGCCGGAGGGGTGGGAACGCGGGATCTCGTTCCAGGACGTGTCCTGCCTGACTCCCACGGTCATGGGCGAGTGCCCGCCGTGTGACGTGCCTGGGCTGAAGGACGCGCAGACGGCCGGCACGGAGACGTTCCGGCCCGTGTCGCTGATCCAGGCGGTGGAGTGCTCGACGTTCGGTGGTGTCGACGTGCAGGCCGTTGCCACGGGTGCGCTCGACGCCACCGCTGGGTATGCGCTCGCGCGCGAGCTGCTGACCGGTGAGGCCGCTCGCCGTGACGCGAACCAGCGTGTCGAGGGCAACCCGTACAACCCGGCGCTTCAGACGGACGCCATCAACCTGGGCGACGCGTTCACGGACCCGATCGCAGCCGTGGGGTGCATCGAACAGGCGATGGCGGACGTCACCGGTGGCCGGCGGGGCGTGATCCTGGTGGGTCCCGTGATCGCGCTGGAGATGTGGCCGTTCCTGGTGCGTGAGGGGGGCAGCCTCTTCACGATCACGGGTACGCGGGTCATCGTCGACGGCGGGTTCGACGGGCGCGCGCCCACGGGCGAGATCTCGCCCGACGACTCCCCTGGCGGCGACTGCGTGCCGTGGAACACGAGCGGTGGCCCGGAGCTGGGTGACCAGCTCTACATCTACGCGACGTCGTCGGTGTGGGCCGGCGTCGGCCGTCAGCTCACCCGGGCCGACTTCGACCGGGCGGAGAACACGGGGCGTGCCCGTGAAGAGCGGATCGCGCTGGCCGCGTTCACGCCGTGTGCGACGTTCGCTGCTGGTTCCAGCGTCGAGGCGTCGTGCGGTTCGTTCAGCAACTCCCCTGGCCCGATCCCGGCGCCGTGAGAAAGGACGTGTGACATGCCACAGCAGTGTTTCAAGCCGTTTCGGGCGCAGTCTCTCCGCGTGACGGAGCTGGACGACTGCTGCACCCCGCCGCCGCCGGAGGACTCCCCCGGGGACTCGCCGGCGGGACTGCCGTGTTCGATCGCCGTGACGGACTCGTTCACCCTGGTCAGCGCAGAGGCGCAGGTCGACGAGGGTGAAGAGATCCTGGAACGCAAGGCGAACGGCGACATCTGCATCAGCGAGCGTGACCCGTCGGTCCTTCAGGGGTTCAACGTGTCGATCACGCTGTGCCAGGTCGACCCGTGGTTCATCAGCAAGCTGACCGGCTGGCCCATCGTCATGGACCAGAACTGCAACGCCGTCGGTATCGACGTCATGGACGGCATCAACACGAACCAGGTGGCCCTGGAGATGTGGACCGGGGTCGCGGGGATCGACTGCGGGGCGGGTGCCCGGTACGGCTACGCCCTGTTCCCGTGCATCGAGAACTGGCAGCTTGACGGCGAAATCCAGTGGGGTGGGTCGGACACCATCTGGTCGATCACGCTGGCCGGGTTCGCCAAGGGTCAGCACGCATGGGGCCGTGGGCCGTACAACGACGTCCAGCAGTCCCTTGACGGGCGCCTGGTGGACCCGATGCGGCCGGGCGCGATCATGCGCAAGATGGCGACGGACGTCCCGCCGCCGGCGTACATCGCGACGTGCCAGGACTGCCTGCCGCCGACGGCGGAGTTCGGGTACGTCGGGCTGTCGGACATCTCGCTGCCTGACCCGTGCCTCGTGCCGGCGTAGTACCACCACAGTGACACCGCCTGGCACGGCCCCGTCTGGGGCCGTGCCAGGCTCACGAGAGGGGTAGGCGTGCCTACGCTGGAAGAGATCCTGGACCTGCTGCCGGACAACGACACCGGCCTGATCGGCGCCGACGACGTCCGCGCGGCCATCACGGCGCTGTGGCACCGCACGGACGGCACCGACCCGATCGAGGGCCTGTACTTCGACCCGGCCGCGAGCGAGCTGCCGCAGACGGCCGGGCGGCTGCACTGGAACCCGGAAGACGTAACGCTGGAGATCGATACCAGCGCGACCAGCGCGATTCAGGTCGGGTTCGAGTCGCGTATCAACGTGCGGAACAACTCCGGGTCGACGATCGTGAACGGCCGGCCGGTGCGCATCACGGGCAACGTCGGGAACCTGCCCACGATCGCGCTGGACGACGGGCAGGGCACGATCCGGGGCCTGACCACGGAGGACATCCCGAACAACGCGAACGGGCACATCACGGCATTCGGCCTGGTGCGCGACATCAACACGTCCGGGTTCGCGGCCGGGTCAACGGTGTACTCCACCGGCGCCGGCTTGCTCTCGAACACGGTGTCGGCGTCGGTGGCCGGAATCGTGCTCGACTCGCACGTCAACATGGGCGCGCTGCTGGTGCGGCCGTTCCGCACCCTGGGCGCGAACGGGACGACGGCGCAGCGGCCCACCGTGCGGCCTATCGGGTTCTCGTACTTCGACACGACGTTGGGTCGAAACATCTGGTGGCGTGGCGCCGCGTGGGTTGACGGCGCTGGAACGGTCGTCTGATGGTCGGCGCTTTCTCGTCGGCGTTTTCGTCGGCGTTCGACGTGTTCGCGGACGAGTCGCCCGGGGAGTCGCCCGGCGAGTCGCCGCGCGGGTTCATCCCGTGTGGCGACGCGTGCTGGCCGGAACCGTTCGTGTGCGACGAGTGCTGCGACCTGGAGATGGACGAGCTGTCGCCGGCGCTGCGGATGATGGCGGCCCAGTGGGCAGCGAACTTCCTGTACACCGCGACGGGGCGCCTGTACGGCGGGTGCCCGCGCACGTACCGGCCGTGTCGCGAGAACTGCGCGCCGGCGCCGAACTGCTGCGGCGGGTACGCGGGAACGGGCCTGGCGCGGCCGTACCGGCTGGCGAACTCCCTGGACTGGGTGAACATCTCGTGCGGCGTGTGCCGGGGCAAGTGCGGGTGCTCAGAGGTGTCAGAGGTGTACCTGCCCGGGGTGTCGAGCGTGCTGAACGTGCGGCTGGACGGCGTCGACTATGACCCGTGCGGAATGGTCGCTGTGTACGACGACGCTAGGATTGTCCGAATCGACGGCGGCCGGTGGCCGGTATGCCAGGAGCTGGGGCGACTGGATGGGCCTGGCACGTGGTCAATCACGGTGCTGGAAGGTAAGTGCCCACCGGCCGGCGTCGAGCTGATCACGGGCACGCTGATGTGCGAGTTCCTGAAGGCGTGCCTTCAGCGGAAGGACTGCCGGCTGCCGCGTCGTATCCAGACGCTGACGCGGCAGGGCGTCACGATCGGGTTCAATGACCGGTTCGAGAACCTGGCCGACCTGCGCACGGGCATCTGGGAGATCGACGCGTGGATCGAGCAGGCGCGGTATGTCGGCGCCGCTACGCCGTCGATCGTGTCCCCGGAGCTGATCCAGCAGACGGAACTGACGTGGCCGCGCCCGGGTGTCGACTGCGCGGGGTCCCGGTGAGCGCGGCGCGCGCCGTCGTCGGCGTGCTCGAACTGCTGTCGGATCTGCTGGAGATCATGACGCACGACGAGTCGGAGGCGTCCGACTTCCCGGGCCTGGACTGCGTGCTGGACCCGTTCTGCCGGGTCGCGGTGTACCCGGGGCCGGAGGTGCCGTGGGACTCGTGCGAGGTAGACGACTGCGCGAACAGTGACGGCCAGCTCTACGCCGCGATCCAGTCGGTGGCGCCGCACCCGTCGAACACGGGCACGGCCGGCTGTGAGGCGTGGGTGTGGACTGCGGCGGTGGGCGCGGTGCGGTGCATGGCGAAGCCGACGGACGACATGCAGTTCCCCACGGTCGAGCAGGTGCAGGCGGACGCGGCACGGCAGGCCGTCGACGCGGATGGGATCTTCAACGCCATCAGGTGCTGCGCGCCCCGGGTTCAGCGGCTGAAGGACGCTGCTATCGTCGTGACGACGTGGACCCCCGTGGTTGATGGTGGCTGTGGGGGCGGGTTCTGGACGATCACCGGGAGGTTCGATGTCTGCTGCTGAACGCATGGCCGTGCGGATGCCGGACGGGGAGGTTCGTTCGGTTCCTCGCCGTGTCGGCCTCGCGATGATCGCGCAGAGCCGCGCCACGCACCAGCGTCCTGGACAGCCTGGCAGCGCACCGAAGGCCCGGAAGTCCGCTGGACGGCCGAACGTCGCCCAGAGCGGCGCACACGGCGCCGTGACCGTGGTTACGGCCGACGCTCCGCAGCTCGCGCCCGTCGACGACGACGGGCCGGGGATGATCAAGGCGGTGCGCGGCCCGGTCGTGTTCCCGAACATCGGGGGCGCGAAGCCTGACGACGTCGTCATCGACGAGGACCCGACGTCACTGCCGATCGAGGCCCCCGCCGTCGAGCAGCCGAAGGGCAACGCCGGCCGCGCCGCGTGGGCGGAGTACGCCGGCGTCGTCGGTGTCCCCGTCGACAACGAGATGGGCCGTAACGAGATCCGCGACGCCGTCGTCGCGAAGCTGGAATCTGACCGCATGTCCCAGCCTGCCTTCGGTGAGTTCGAGGGTGGACGACTGGCAACACCGGAAGACGAGCCGGTGACCGAAAGCGCGGTCACCCATGCCGATCCGGGCGAACGTACGGCGTAACGGCCCCATTACGGGCGTCGCTGACGTCCGGCTACAGATCCGCCAAGTGGTGGCCCGCGAAGTAGGCGAGGCCACCATTCGGCGTACCCGGAAGCGGCTGGCCGGCCACCCTGCCGGCGTCGAGGCCGGCGCCGCCATGAGCGTCGAGGCCGGCGGCGGGCAAGCGACCATCCTGTCGCAGCGCGGTAACCCCGGGGTGATCCCCGCGTCGCGTGATGCGCAGGGGTTCTCGCGGTGGGGTAAGCGCGCGCTGTGGTGGCCCGGTGCCCGGAACCCGGTGCGATTCGTCCGCAACTACAAGGGGCTGCGGCCCCTGCTGGAAGCGGAGATGTCCCGCGTCGGTGCGGCAGATGTCGACATCGACGCATTCGTGCGATGAAACGGAGGCCAGACAGTGGCGATCAGCGTGAGCCCAGATGCCCGGATGCAGGGCATGGAGAACAAGACGGGCGTGGTGGAAGAGATCTACCTACCCGGGCCGAACGGCGAACCGGACGGCGAAGGGCCGTACCAGTTCGAGGTGCCGCGCATGGGTCCGATCCTGCGGGCACAGCGCAAGCTGA